CAGTTTGCCGAGCGTAAGTTTGAGGACTGCTGCACCTGCGCCTTGGATTGGGGTGTTGCAACGGGTAGTGAGTTTGTTGTGCTCACCCGGTAGAAACCTCCGCAAGCCCGAAATGCGTATGCGGATAGATGGATTTTCCTTAGCCGCATCAGCAGCTGCAGCATTCTTACGCTGCCATGCGGAGATGCCTTTATATGCAGCGTGGAACTTTTGCCGCACCTCCGCCGCCTCATCAATATCCATTTGTACTCCAGTGGTTGCTGCATAGTTTCTGAGCCCTTTTGCACCGCTTCCATATAACAATCCGAAGTTGGCTGATTTACTAATCTGGCGCATATCTTTCGTGACATCTTCTTCTTTTACCCCGTAAATCTGTGTCGCTGTAATTGTATGCAGGTCCTTCCCTTGCTGGAACACCTCCGTCATTAAGGGATCCTGTGCTTCTGCCGCCGCAAGCCTCAACTCCATCTGCCCGTAGTCCGCAACAACCAGCTTCCAGCCAGCTGGAGCTTGCACCGCAGCTCTAAACCGCGAATCCCTCGGCACCTGCTGCAGGTTTGGCGAAATACACGACATGCGCCCCGTATCAGCCCCAAGCTGCATATAGCTGGCACGAATAAACCCATCCTCCGAATAATTTTTAAGCAAAGTTTCTGCCATCTGCCTACGCTTCTCTACTTTCTTCCACCGCAGATAATCCGCCACAACCTTGTGATCACCCACATATTCCTGCAGCGCAGAACGACTGGCACTCGGCTTTCCATTCTTCATATCCATCGGCGGCTCACCAAGCAACGCGGTGAACTTTTTAAGCAACTGCGCAGGACTATTGAGGTTAAAAACATTTGGGTCTACTTTCTTGCCTTTCGGTCCGGGCTTTGTCTGGTACAACAACTTCCCATCAAGCCCGCGACACAGCTTGTGTCCTTCCGGCAACGCAGCATCAAAGTTTTCAATAAACTTCTCACCTACTTCATGGTGCTCAATATCCAAATCTTCGATGAGTTTAATAAGCGATTCCTTATTAAAAGGAAGACCCGTTCGCCATAACTGCGCCATCGCCGGCAACGCCTTGCACTCCAGTTCCCAAGCTGGCATCAACGCACCAGTTGCCATCCGCTCGGTGATCTGCTCCCACAGCTGAGTCAACACGACCACATCCTTAGCCGCGTATTCGATCTGCTCCACGCGCAAATCACCCGACCAATCGCTTTTCTGCTCCTCCTTTGAAATGTCCTGCTTGAGGTAGCGATGCACAACGTGCTGGAGCCCGTGCTTCAAATTCGGCAGCCCGTTCGTCAATATCCGACTAGCCAGCATCGAACAGTACACCTTGCCCTCGGGATAAATTTCATGTTCCTGTAGCCAACCCAGATCAAAAACAGCATTGTGCGCCAGCCACTTCCGTGGAACGCTGCAGAACTCTTCCAGCGTGATCCAGTCCTCATCGCTGAAGCTCCAGCAATCCATCACAACTGGAGCTTTACCGAAAGTCGCCAACTGCAAAAGACGAAGACCACCGAACTTCGGCTGAAGTCCAGTGGTCTCAACGTCAAACGCAACAAATGAAGCGCCATCGAGCGTGTGGAGATACTCGATGCCTTGGAGGATAGTCATGCCTGGTGGGGCGTGTACCCTACTACTCTAGCATGTCCTCCATTTCCCGCGCCGAGCACAGCACTGCTGCCGCGAGTGTCCCACCCTCGGGAAGTCCGAGCAAACACCGCTTGTCCCAATGCACACAGCACCGACACGGCCCCCCATCCTTCTGGGGCTTGTAGCTCTGCCGAATCCTCTCCATGCGAATCTCCAGTAATCCTGCAGCACTGGAGCGATAGCACTTCATACACATCACTGAGTTGGTTGTTTGTTTGCCGCACTGCTGGCACGGCCTGCTGTTGATTGAAATAGCCATCACGAAAAATGAACTCGTAAAAATCCAGGTAAACGCCGAAGAAGATGCCTACGAGAGTGCATTGCAGCTCCCTGCGGCAGCTCTACCTCAACAGTAAAAACAGAGTACCCGCAATTAGAACATTTTCTTTTGCGGAGTATTGATTCAGCGGTGTCGTGGCAAGTGCGATCCACATCAATCCGCTCGTGATCACAATTAGCGCACCGCATCAGTCAACCCAGCTCCAAGCGATCCTTTTACAAATACGCCAAGCGTGCTTTGGATCAACATCAAACTCATCCGCGAGTTTTCGGTAAGACCATCCTTCTGCTTGTAGTCTGCGCATTTTCTGTACAAGTTCCGGCGTAAGAATCGCGGCGAAATTTTCTTCCCCGCGTTTGAAAGGTTTAGCAGTAACCATGAGTCAGTAGCAGTCAGTTGTTCCAATGCCGGATAACTCCCGCGCAAATGAAAATGTTCGTAGTCATGTAGGCCGCCAAGATAAAAAAGCGCACCAGTGCAACCTGATCAGCGATCCGATTGTGCTGGTGCGCCTTCTCACCTAACGCCTTGGCAACAATCCGCCACCAATGCCGCATTAGTCCAGCTTTAGCGTATTCACCAACGCACAGCGATCTTCGGAAGAAAGTCGCTGTATTGCATCCTTTACGGCTTTAAGAAACGCCCAAGTAACATAACCAGGAAAAAATAACGCCAGTAAACCAAGTAAGGCATACAGACATCGTGTTTGCAAGGAGGTTGACGCCCCAAGTAAAGCCATGTGTTGTTGATCAGTCATTCTTGTAAGGTTCAGTAGCAAGCGTGTTAATCAGTCGGGTCAAATACCAGCGAGCTTTGCAGAAATCCTTGTAAGGATCTTCTTTAAGCCACGCCCGACTGACGTATTTGATGACCTGCCATTGCAGGCCACCAACAACAGCATCGGGCGCGTGCTTAACCCAGTCTTCAATGACGTCGATCACCTCGACGCGCCCAGCCGTGTAATGACTGGGTTGATTAACCGGATCGCTCATCCCTTAGACCCCTGAACAGCAGTGTCGCCGTGATAGCGACCAGTCAACGCATAACTCCTGCCGGGCAGCATCGACATTTTGTGGAACACAATCTGTGCAATCCGCATACCCGGCCACAACGCAACAGCATGCAAAGACCTAGCGTTCTGTAGTTCCAGCGTTAGCCGCCCTTTGTAACCGGGGTCGATATACCCGGCAAGAAGATGCTCAATCCCCTCCCTGGCACGACTCGACTTGAGCGCCAACTGCCCCGCGACACAATCCGGGAAGTCGAATTCCTCCACCGTTTCTGCGAGAACGAACTGATGCGGCTGGAGCATGAACGGCTTTTCCTGCGTATGCCCAGCAATGCTGAGCGGAAGTAACGCAGGCACCTTCGGCTGCTCAACCAACAGATTCTCACCGAGTCTCACATCAAGACTGGCAGGATTCACCAGCTCCACCTGGAACGGCGAGACCAAGCCCCGCCGCGCCAAGTTATGGATCTCGTGATCACACAAAATCCCGCCCATCAGTCAGCCACCACAACAGGAGTCGGCTGCTGGATCTGCACATGTTTCCAGGTCTTACCCCACTTGATGCAGTTGATGGTGGTCATGTGCACGCCAAACTCACGTGCAATCGCCCCAACGGTCTTGCCACCAGCAGCCAGCTGGCGCTTGATCTCCAGCACCTTGGGCTCAGTCAACACCGCCACACCTCGCTGCCCCTTGCGGCTGGACTTACGAGTCTTACTTTGAGACTTGACCTTTTGTACGTCTGATGTACGTACAAGCTTCTCGCCAGCGAGCAGTGGGATGGTCTGCTTGGGCTTGGTCAGATCCAGCTGCACATGCTGGGACGTCTCAAGCGCAAAGCGTGCTGCCTCAAGCGCCTTAGTGATTTGATCGAACTGGGACTCAGAAAGAACGTACATGCTCATGTGTAAGAACGGGTGCAGTGTAGTAGGCGATGGTCAGTTCTGGATTTCAAGCTTGATGGCAGCCTGGAAATACCCAGCCACCTTGAGACGGCGGTAAACAGAACCGCCCTCCTCGCTCTGCTTGTTTTCAACAGCCTCGTAGTCGCGGCGAGCCTCCTCCAGTGAGGCCATAGTCTCAATGTTGAGCATGTTCAGCTCGCTGTCGGACAACTCCGAGAGTTTGTCCAGGTAAACCATCTTCCCGCCCAGCAGATAGGAGCGGTAGAAGGGCACCATTGCAGTTTCAGTCATTCGTGTTGGATCGAGTTCAGCCGAAGTAGTCGCGGCGACGCTCTTCGACCCAGGCATCGTACTCAGCGTCAGTCATGCGAAGTAGTTGGGGTCTTGCTGACGTATCCGGGTGAGATCCGTGAGTCTCAACTTGAGAATCTCGTGGATCGCCAGCTGTGCAAGTCGGGTGGAGCTGATGGTGTCGCTGGTGGCGAACACGTAGATGAGGTGCCGGTAAAGCTGGGTCAAGGTGCGAACCCGGACCCAGTGCGTATCCCCCGGAATGGGCTCTAGACCTACTTCCCAGTCGTCGTAGTCGTCTTGGTTACGTAGGTCACGAGCTTCAGACGTCCCAATCAGACGTGTCGAGTGGAGCCCAGTCATCGACCCGCTCGGTGAGCATGGCCCGGAGTTCGGCATCGGTGGCTGGAATCAAGTCTTCATCTGAAAAGTAAAGGGTGCCTCTGCACAGGGCAGGCCCCCACTCGGCTGGCTCGAACTGCGTCTGCGGATAACGCACCACCATGTCGTCAACAACGGCATCAACGACAAGGCGGTCACCTTCGAAACGGATCTCCTCAATGCTTTGTACCTGGCTCACTTGACCTCCTGTGTAGGTTGGTCGATCTGCAGCGCATCCATGCGCTCATCCCAAGTCATTTTGAGGAACTGCTCTAGGTCGAGCAGCCGCTCCAGCTGAGTCTCGTCGTAGCTGGTGCTGAACCCCCAGTCCTGGAACTGCTGGATCTTCTGCTCCAGGTGCATACGAGCCCAGCTGACAGAGAAGTACCAAGTGCTGAGCTTGTCGCGGTCAAATTTGACTGTAGTTGGATCGTGCATTGTTAATCAGTAATACAGAGCCCGCCTCGACGGGCTTGCCCTTAGTGTTGCACACGGACAGCCAGCACGCAAGCCCCGGCGGTTGCTTTTCTTAACATGCGCTGGCTGGGGCGAACTCGCTATTGTTGTGGCCTAGACCCTTTTTGGAGGAGTCTGGGCGATCCAGCAGCGGCCGGCTGCGGGAAAAAAGGCGGGCACCGCGTGAGGACCCGCCACCGGCCACCCCATTGCACAGCCCGATGCCGAGGCAGAGCGGGAACGCTTCTATTGTTGCACTCCTAAGGCTTCTGGCTGGTACTGCGTGAGCACGCAGACGTCAGCGCCTTGCTTGAGAGCTGTCCCAACGACGTAGCGGAACTGCTTTTCAGCGTCGTCCGACTCCTCGATCTGGTACTCCTCGACCTCGTAGGCCATGCCCTTGCGGTACCAGGAGACCCGGACCACCGCCATCAGCTCGTAGGGGATGTCGCCAACGGTGTACCCCAGGGTGGGCTTCCTGGGGCGCTTCGGTTGGGGCGGTTCCGGCTTCACGGGATCTCTCCAAAACGCCCACGCGGCAACCCGCATGAGCCCTAGGAAAAAGTTAGGCGGCGTGAAGTGTCCCATCAGTCCCACAGCCGTGCGGCTTCCTGCATCAACTGCTCCAGCTCTTCAGGAGTGCGTTCTTCCCTTGGGGAGGGTTCAAAAACCTGTCCCGTTATGCCAGAACC